ATATGCATTAGGTACGCCAAGAATAGATACACCAATGTAATCAACATGCTTTGACGTCGACGCCCAATCAAATGCACTAATCAAGTCTTCCTTATCACCAACCTCAGACTGCGGTACAAAGAATGTACCAAAGCCACTTGCTCTAAACAACGGAGCAAGATCAATAGCAGCCTGAATAGTCTTAGATGAATGCTCGCCAGGATAATCAGACATTACAACATAATGAGCCTTAATGATAGATGCCATTTCCAATACTTTTGTTGGAGTTAACATTGGCTTACCTTGCTTATACATCTCAAATGCACTATTATCCATAATGTTGAGGCTGTTGTCCTGAGCTCTATAAAACTCCGTATACTCGTTACTTGTATCAACAAGATGAGCAAGCGTCAAGTGAGCTGGTCTATTCTTAACAAGGTCTAGAAATTCGATGGGAGCAATGTGGCAAAAGTTTGTCATATTATTCATCCTGTACTGATAGTGCTGGCTTGAATCTTTCGTAAACAAGCTCACAACCATTTTCATTATCTTCACTTACATTGATAGTAACATCGCGTCCTGGATATTGACTTTCCATATAAGTTAAAAGTTCTTCTGCGATCATCTCGCATGACATATAATCAAGCTTCAATGTACCACTACCATACAACCCCTCTAATTCCCTTTTTAAGAGAATAAACTCAACATCACGGTCGTCGTGGAATACTTCAAGTGAAACTTTGAAATGAAACATATGTCTATGTGGATTGCCCAAGAAGGCAACGTCCTTTAATTTAGGATCAGTTGCAGCTGCTGGATAGCAATGAATTCCTTCCTTCTGGAATGTTACCCAAATCTTCTTTTTAATCATTTAAGTACTCCAACTCTTCGCCATACAACTCAAGAACGTCGGTATATCTTTCATAGTAGATTGATGAGCGATATGGCGACTTATCAACATTGTGTTTAGGATTCAATGCTTGGATAAGAGTCTGTTCTTGAAATTCAATATGTGGTTGCTGACAGTTGTGTGGCTTAATTAACCAAACAAACTTCCACGACTGATGTTCTTCAAGAAGGGTTCTGAAGTTAGTCATGTCATAACCCTTTTCTCTTGCTTTCCTATGATTCTCTTCAAGGTTCTTTAGTCCTAGATATGTTGAACCAACATACATTAGTTCACAGGCATCATTATAGACGCCATATACACCTCTGAACCGATAGGCGAGAGCATCTTTTACACGAGACATCCAGGTACCTCACTGGGATTGAATTTAGAAGTGACTGCAATAGCATTCCAGGGATGTAGACTCTCTTCATGCGAGACCGCCAAAGAGAAGTCTTTAATACGACCCTTATCATACCATTCGTCCAACGCAGCGTACATGATACGGCAAACATCTTCAGAGAACAACAGGTTGGCACCATTTAATTCTGCAAACGCTTGTTCATCTCGTCTCTTAACAACAATCTGAACTTCGGTTGGAATATGCTTTCTGCATAGTTCTACAATGTCTTCAAACCAAATAATCTTTGATGGATCGAATTGAACCTTGACCTTTAGAATAGATCTCTGACTATGAGCATTAGCAGCAGCGTTACGATGAGTACGTGCATCATATGCTAGCTCGAACGAACAAGGACAAGTTGAACTATAGACATAGTCAACAGTTAGGAAGAACTTATACTCTCCACTACGGTATTGACCTTCTAGTTCAATCTTATATGCAATATGGCCTCGAAGCTTCTCTTCACGATTATCATCTCTCCTAGAGCGGAGAGCATCTTGAGTCCAAGGATACTTGAAGCGAAGCTTACAGTAGGCATTCTTACTATTCTGCTTCTCGGCAAGCTCCTTTAGTGCTCCTTGAATGCCATCGATCGAAAGGTGGTCTTTGATCTTATTATGCATAATGAGATAGAGTCTCGAGAGATTCAATCCCTTAGCATTAGGGTCATCCAAAGAGCAATAAAGGCTGGCTTCTGCCTGCAACTGCTGAGTGTTTCCATCACGGCGCTTGACCATGATAGGAAGGTCAACTGGAGCAATACCTACCTTCCTAAGAGGTACTCTTGCACCAGGTAGAACTGGATTAACTTGGGGGTCCGGTAACTCCTCACAATAGAACTTATCATCATAATTAAATACAAGATCTGGCATCTTGCTGGAGTAATCAATACCCATACTTCACCTCGAGGTTAACATAAAAAGCAGAGTTAAACTCATGCTCATAGATCTCTACCATGTCAATCCAAACGCGGCCATTAGTCATCTGCTTAATTTGTGGATTGATGTTATCAAACACAAACTTACATGAAGCCTCGATACCTGGTCCGTGACCCTTTGTGACATCCATGATATTAAGATTAATACCATCGGCCTCGTGTAACTGCTTCCACGTATCGAGTAATGGATCATCAGATGCAATCAGCATTCTATGGTCCCACTGATCTTCTAACCACTTCTTGACCCATCGAAGATCACCAAAGTCCATACACCACATTTTATCATCTAACGTCGTACATGCGAAGGTAAATTTAACATAGCGACCATACCCATGAGCCCACCTGCAGTGACCCTCATCCCTCCACTGACGATGGCCAGTTGAAATGGGACCAATCCTTTTTGTAGAATAAAACTTATTAGCCATCTTAAACCTCCCACCAGAACTCAAACCATTCTGGAGTCTTTTTTCTTGAAATCTTATTTGCGTAAAACTTAGGCAGTATACTCTGATCCTTGTTGTAAATCAAGGTGGCAACAAAAATATTTTCCATCTTGAGATTGCCCTGTACAGAACTGTTCCAATCCTCAAACATCGTTGTTAGTGCTTCACCACTATCGACAATGTCATCTACCACAAGAATTTTGTTTCCTAGATTGATATCTTCTGGAATCCAACAATTGGATTCTTTATCCCCACCATCTCTTGTTGACCAGGAGATTGGAACAAGCCTCAGACCGAGCTTATGAGACAAAATGACGCCAGGAATCAGACCACCTCTTGATAGTGCTACGATGTAACTGAAGTCTACTTTAGACTTCTTAATCTTAGTAGCTAACACATCAATGTCTTGATCAAACTGCTTCTTTTTGTATTTGATTGTTTTCATTTTGTTTAAACCATGTTATTAAAACTAAGCGGTGGCCACGTTCGACACGCGTCACACCATGAAGTAAACTCTGATCGTAAAATATTGTTTCGCCAACTTTTTGTCTGACAATTTCTGGAATTATCATGTCTTGGATGCTAGTTGGCGTAAATATTTTTTTGCTGTTTCCCCCTATAGGGTCATCAGCATTATAAAAATCTTGTTCAGCTGCCTTTCTCTGTATTAGTATTTCACCCCCTTGTAGATCCTCAGATGCTTCTAGAAGGGTAACTGCAGTCCTAAGTGTTGTTGATGGATTGTCTACATGTAATGAAGTAAATGATTTTGGTATATATTTTAAAAAATAAATTGATCTTGCAGATAAATCATTACCTGCATTTTGTTCAAGTTTCTCAACTATATTACTCCAGCAAGCTGAATTGTTTTTAAAGTAAGGGGGAACATCTCTTCTATGGACATTTGCTAGATTAACATATCTAACACAAAATCTAGGTTCTTGAAAATTGTAGAGATCAAAAATGAATTTTAATTCCTCATCACTAAAAATTCTTATCCTTTTATACACCAATCGTATTACCCCATAAGTACACATGGACTCGAGCCGATACATTGAACCCTCTCTTGAAGGCTTGCTCAGCAATTGTACCAGCACTCATGTATCCTTCTAGCTCACCAGTCTGACCTTCCTCAGTAGCACCTACAGGCATAATCCATACAGGGAAGTTAACACCAGCCTTTCTAAACTCATTTGTCACATGGTCCACCTCGTCCCACGTTTCTTTCTTACCATTAACAACATACTTAATCTGACCATGACCTCTAGAGAGTCTAGAGTACTCAGCAAGCACTTCTGGGATGATAGCATCCTTGTTTGTCTCACCAGACGTTGTCCAAAGCTTAGGCGAAGAAGATATGAAGATCTCTCTACCTTGCTCTCTCCAGTTTGTCATAAAGTTAACAAAATCTGTAGTTAATGCTTGTGTAGCATTAGTCTCGAATGTAATAAACTTAGGACTATTCTGAATCGAATCGAAATAGTCTAGTACACCAACAGTACACTGCTGAGCATGCTTCATTAGAGGCTCACCACCAGTGAAGCACATATGGATTGGTTGACCAGCTGGATGGTCAAACCTAGCATCCATATTGTGTTCTGATCGAATGTGGTTAAGGATCTGGTTGGCAATATACTCAGGTGTACCCTTATGCATCAGATGCTTGAACTTCTTTGACCAAGAGTAGGAAGAATCGCAACCATACTTCCATACAGGAAGATCTTCGACTCTCTTAATGAAGTCGACGCTAATTTCTTTATATGGGAGCTTGTATGTAGATGGGTCAGTTGGATCTTTCTGGCCAAAGCCATCACACTGGAGGTTGCAGAGGAAGTATCTTAACCAAGCAGTTGGTATACCAGTGTATCGACCTTCACCTTGAATAGAATAGAAGATCTCAGAATAGTGATATTCTTTTTGCATTACGAAAGCCTCAATTTAGCATTATTTATAACAATAGTATACACAATTCAGAAATATTTTTCAACACTTAACGCCACTGTGGTCCTCTTATCCATGCCACTAACGATTTTCTTGTACCAGATAAAACTGGTGTAACTTCATGTGGCATGTATGATAAAAATATCGAGATGTCCCCCTTGGAGGACATATTAGCTTCCTTGCCCTTAACAATCAGCTTTCCACCTGTATACTCACTCTCATCAGATAGTGAAACACTAATGCTTATCTTTCTATTATATAATCTGTTTGGATCCTCAAACGAGTCGATATGTGTTTTATAGTAACACCCAGTATAATATGTTGTGTGTTGAATTGGTGCTAAATGCTGATAATAATCACATGCAAGAACTTCAGCTTCTCTGTTGACAACCTCCAACAATCTAGATGTAATTTCGTTTGTCAATTCGGAGTTAGTATCCTGTCTTAGCCATCTTACTTCCGACCTTCTATGTTCTGATGCTTGAGTGTAGCCGCTATGGATGTGGTGATTATCAATCTGATCTTGTTTGTAGCCTCTCGTTTGAGATTCTTCGCCTGGAATCTTCAATGCTGCTTCGTTCCATCTGTCTATTACATTGGAAGGTATACATTTTGAAATATTTATTAAAACAAATCTCATCACACGATCCTAGAAAAGTTTTTTGTCTTCTCGAACTTAATTACATTATGGAACTTATCAAACAGCTGGTCTGTTTTATGGCTAATGATAAATGTATTAGTATCAGCAGTTAATGTCTGAATGATCTTTAAAAACTCATCAGTACCATTGCTATCAAGAGAACTATCAAACACTTCATCCATAACAAGTAAGTTAGTGGCAGCACTATTTCTCATCTTGGCAATAGCTCTCCATGTAAAGAGAACAGCCAAGTTAATTCTCATCTTCTCACCTTCAGAGAATGAATTGTAGCTAAACTCATCTCTGAATCTAGACTTAATAGTTTCATTGAACTGCTCATCAATCTCAAACTGAACAAAGAAGTCCATGGCAGCCAAGTACTTGTTAATCAGTTTATTAATGATAGGCATATACTGACGGAGGATTCTAGTCTTGATACCACCGTCCTTCAAGAGAGCAGAAGCTGCCTGTAGAATTTCATACTCCTCAAGCAGCTTCTGCTTCTTGTCCTCAGCTTCTGTCTTTTGTTTTTGTAGTTCTTTTAGTTTTTGTTTTTCTGCATCAACATTTGCTGTGTCTGATTGTAGTGAATCGTTTTCTGATTGTAGGTAATCAATAAACTTTTTCTTTGACTGTATTTCTGATTGCAACTTTGTAATGTCGTGTTGAATAGCTTGAATATCCTTTTGTATTCCATTGATCCTTGCAATCTCAGTAACAGTGTTGTTATAGTCTTCTTCTAGTAGTGTAAGGTTTTCTTGGATCTCAATTACTTGTGTCTGCTTAGTTGTAATAGCTTCAGATTTAAATTCATGGGGAATACCTTGCTTACAAGTTGGACAATCATCGTTGTCATGGAAGAACTTAATCTCCTTATTCAACTTGGATAGCTTATCAATAGTCTTTTCTTTTAGGATGACAGACTTCTCCATTCTCTTCTGGAGCTTCTCAAGGTTAGCTGTGTCCTTCATCTTCTCTGCAATAGTGTTGCTCTTTGTTGCAACATCAACATTACATACATTAATCTCATCTTGAGTCTGCTGGATCTTCTCTACATTCTCATCAACCTTATTTTGAACATCTTTCTTTAATGAGCTGATATAGCTATTTTGAATATTGATCTTCTCGTCAATAAGATCACTGTCATACTTTGCTTGCTTCAAATCATCTTGGTTTGTTGATACTTTGCTCTTTAACAATGTATTCATTGTAGTGAATACTTGAATGTCAAGAAGATCTTCAATAACTTCTCTTCGCTGAGCAGCAGGAAGTTGCATGAATGGTACATAGGTTGATGAACCAAGAACAACTACTTGAGAGAATGTTCTATGGTTCATCTTAACGATCTGCTTCTCAACTACCTCTTGATAGTCTTTACTATCAGCATCTTGGTTAAGCAGCACATCATTCTTATAGATCTCAAACTTGGTGGGTTTAATACCTCTAACAATCTTATAGTTAGTATTACCAACTACAAACTCAAGTTCAACACAAAGATCTTTACTATTGATAGAGTTAACAAGCTGAGGCTTATTAATCTTTCTGAATGGCTTATTGTAGAGAGCAAAAGAAATAGCATCGAGAATGGTTGACTTACCTGAACCATTCGTACCTACAATCAGAGTTGACTTATGCTTGGTTAGATCAATCTCAGTAAAGTTATTACCAGTAGAGAGAAAGTTTTTCCACCGCACTTTCTTAAATAGAATCACAACCAAAACTCCTTCACAAAATCTATATCCATAGCAGAACTAGGTTTCCACATATCATCACCACCAAATGTAACTACTCTCGCATCGGCTGGCAGTTTACTAATTCCAGGTGTATTAAACTGTTTAATGTTTTTAGGAAAATTATTATATGGCGGTAGTTGCTTTACACCACCATTGTACACTTGGTACTTCCATGATAAAATTTTACTTATACTGTCAAGTTTATACATTGATCTAGCAGGCACTCTGTGTGTTATAAAACTTTGGTCACCAAAATATTTTTGCTGGATGCCCTTACGATCAGAAATGTACTGATTCCACAAATACTTATAGTAGGTGGGGTTAAAAACCATCACGCTAGAATTATATTTTGTATTGACGATCTGCTTCCCTCTTAACAACTCATTCCACTCTTCACACATTCCTAACTTATTATTTGGAACGTCAAGTAAAAAATCACAGCTACCAACTAAAACAACATCTAGATCAAAGTAGATTTGTTGGTTACGTATAGGATTGATGTCTGAGAATAAACACATCTTATACCACCATGCAGCATTCGACTTATTCCTACCACTCAGATCCTCGAAGTGCGGTAGTTGTATTTGATTGTAACTTGCATGTTGATTAAAAGTATCTGTAAACACATGAAAGTTAACTTGAGATGTGAAGGATCTTAACGCACCCCTATACAACTTATCTACCCAACTCCAATCATACAAGTTGCCATGTTTAACACAAACAACATCTATCATTGCTTAGTCTGTATTTCCATTGCTTCAATATACAAATCACCAAGAAGTTTGTTCAGCTTAGGAACATTGTCTTTATTACTAATGTATTGGTCTGAGAACTTTCTAATGATCGTTAGAGTATCCTCAGCGTCGGATATTATACTTGAATCTTCTTCTAAGTCAAGATGCAGGTGGTCTTCCACCACCTGCAGGTCTGCGACCGCAGCCCTCTCAATTCTATCGATAACACTATCGAACCAATATGGGTTTGTTTTATTTTTGACGATAACCTTTACAAACTTTCCGCCAAGGAATGAGTAGTCATCAAGGACTACATCATCACGTTCCTTATCAAGGTCATCATAGTGGTACTTTTCAAATAGTGTCAAGTCATGCTTAACAAATTCAATCTCTCTCGTCTCTGTATCAAAGACATGGAAGCCTTTAGGGTCATCATAATCAGACCACACAATCTCATATGGGCAACCAAGATATGTTACATTACCCTTTGTTGATCTGTGATGATAGTGTCCAGATAGAACAATGTCAAACTTCTTAAAGATCTTAGCATCATAGCCATGATCGATAACCGTACCCTTCTGCATCTCAAAGCCTGCAAGCTCAAGATGGCCAAAGCATACCTGTGCATCAGTGTCAGCAATCTTTTCGATAGTAGGTTCAAAGTTGTCACTACACATCCAAGGAACAAAAAGAACATCTGTACTACCAAACTTAATATTTGTGGCTTCTGTGTACCAATGAATATTGTCTGGCTTGTTGGTACCAAACAACTCTGTCATACAATTGACTTCGTTTGTATTCTTATAGAATGTGTCATGGTTACCAATAATAACATGTAAGTTAAAATTAGCATCAATGACACGGTTGATGAATTGATCTCTGAACTTTCTTAGAGACAAGTAACTGATATATTTTCTACGGTCTACAATATCGCCAAGGTGGATGATTGTATCGATATCATTTGCTTTAAGATATGGAAAGAAGACTTCACTGTAGAATCTTCCAATGAAGTCTGAAAATATAGGACTATCGCCACGCCCACCAAAGTGCGTGTCAGTGATCAAAGCGATCTTCATAATTTAGTCTTCCTTAATTAACTTCTCTAGGCCTTTCTTTGCTTGCCTTTCAATCTTCTTCTTCAATGCGGATGCTTCAAATTGCTCAATGAAATCATCCATATAATCATTTGATGTATAGTCTGTAATTACAATATCAAATTCACCCAATTCATCTAACTCTTGAAGATTCATTAACTCATGGCTAATCATCTTCTGTTGAGTAGCCTTGTGCTTAACATACATGTACTTCTTTTCCTTTTGAATACGACGAAGGAAGGCAAAGTAAATGATTTGAGTAAAATATGAGAATGGATTTGTGGATTTGTCAGGGTCGAAGTTGTGGAAATAGTTAATGCAGTTCTCTAAGCCATCAGCAATCATCTCGTCACGAAATGTGTAATTGATGAAATTAGGACTATAAGATAGTTTGTTAGCAATCTTAATAAGACAATCCCCAATGTAGTGAGGAATTACAGGTCTAGGGAGACCCTCAGCCTCAGCAGCATTAACTTTCTTTTTAAACTCTACTATAGCCTTATAAAATTCTTCATTGCTAACGTAGTGGTTTGCTTTATCTTTAACTTCGGTCATTACAAATCCTTTTAAACATTTGACTATTGTATACTATTCAGATAGTTAGTTCAACCTGTTGACTTTCTACTTTCACTTTAGTATAATCCCCTTTGTTGGGGTCAGATATATTATTAATGCAAAATAGGTGTGGGCCCTACTTGTGTAACGATTGAATCAATCTCTTCATCATCATCATAATCTAAAGGATCACTATAACCATCCTGTAATCCACAGATATCATTCTCAAGATCTTCATCCAGTATTTTTTGGAAGTTATCCATAAACCTCAAATAATATTTAATGATTCGTTCATTGGGCTTAGAGAATGCAATAATTGAATTTTTCTTTAGAGCAACAATATTATTTTCAGAAAACGGCATCAGTTTAGATGTTGATACGTTAGTTGTCTGATTGATAGTTGTCTTTAACCTAACAACCACTGGATATTTCATTACAACATCATCTTCTGTCTCGTTGTGAAGTTCACCAATAACAAACGAGTCATCATCGCTCAGTTTGACAAGAATAAATGCTGCCATAACTTACCTCAACTGATAACTTGTGATTTTGTATTCGAACTTTTCACTGGTATAAATTCCTACTCGCTCAATAAAATGTTTTAGGGTATGGTTCTTAGACTTCTTCCAAGAGAGGTCATCAGCTATATCATACAATGTTGCTTGCTGCTTATTATCCCCTCTTCTTAGGGCTCTACCTATCGACTGTAGAGATCTGATTCTCGACTTCGTTGGTGAAGCAAACACAACATTGTGTAGGTTTCTAATATTTATACCAGTTGAGAACGTGCCATATGAAGCAACAATGATAGCATTGTCTTCTTGCTCAGTAATTTTTCTAACAAGCTCTCTATCTTCTACTTCCACTTCACCAGATACAAAAAAGATATGTCTATCCTCTTTGTTTTGATCTATAAGCATCTTATGTAAAGGCTTACCGTGCTTCTCAACAAACTGATAAAGGATTAATGTGTTACCCTTTAGATGTAACGACAACTGAGAAATAAAATTGTTCCTTGCTTCACTGCGAACCAAGAAGTCAATCTCATCATGGTACTCACACCTACTATATTCTTTCTTATCGGCATCTGTGTGCTTTAGAACAATTGCTTGAATCTTAAAGTCAGCAAGATGCTTCTGTTCAATAAGCTCAGCTGTAGTTGTTACCTTCTTGATTGTACCAAACAACCCTTCAAGCACCAGCTTGTGGGTTTGTGTACCATCAAGAGTGCCAGTGAATCCCAATCTAATAGAGCACTTTGTCATCTTCTCTAAGATAGATGTTAGTGATTTAGCTTTGTATTGGTGAGCCTCGTCGCCGATAATAACATCAAATTGTTCATACCACTGTCTTGGCATCTTATAGATTGACTGCCATGTAGATATAACAATTGGTCTATCCGAATGCTTCTCTCTACCAGACATGATGGTGTGAATTTCATTTTCATCACCACCGTAGGATACAAAGTCGCCCTTCATCTGCTCAACGAGTGATACCGTTGGTACAATGATTAATACTTTGAAATGTTCCAGGAACCACTTAGTTATTAAGTATATGATTAGTGACTTACCAGAAGCGGTAGGAGATACAAGTAGTGATCTTTTTGTTCTGATAGCATGAAGGAAAGCTTCAAGCTGATAGCCTCTTGGCTTGAATGGCAAGTTGAGATTCTGAATGAACTCAACCACACTCTGTTCGTTAATATCAGCAAAGCCATCTACGTTCTTATCAAAGACTACCTGGTAACCCCGAGTTTCACAAAACTTATTGATGTATGGAATCAACCCAAAGTATATTCTCTTACTCATTGGATTGAACAAATGAATATCACCAGACCAAACCTTATTACGGTAGGCAGGCATGAAGCGATAACCAGGAACCTTGAAAGTAAAGTAATCCCTTAGCTCCATTGCAACACTAGCGTCACAATCAACCGTTATATACACATCATTAAATTTTGAGACGACTAGAGTTTCTGTCATTGACCAGTTTTAAACTTCTCCCAGTCAATTGCACTCTTGACCTGGAAGCCTAAATTCATAATTGATTTAATGATCGATTCAAGCGTATCGATCTTTTCTTGTTGGACGGCAATTCTAAGATTCAGCGTAATGATATCTGAGTCACTGTCAATATATGTAGGCACGTCTTGTTTCAAGATTTTTTGTAGGAACGGTTCCCACTTCATCTCTTCGAGTGTTTCTTGATCGAGGACGCCTGTATAATACTCCCACTTCAGCTTCTTTAGCTTCTTCATATCTTGTTCAAGCTTCCGAAGCAGTAGACGTTCGTGAGAAAATATTTTAAAGTACTTGTGGTGTAACTTAGGAATGTTCAACGCAACGTCGCCGAGCTCTGTTCGGTCAATTCTGCTATCCTTTTCCCATTCACCAAATATTTCTTCAAGTTTCATTATAAAGTTCCTACCCTACAAGGTAGGTATATTATACACTAAAGTACGTGAACAGTAAACGATAATAGTCTAAAGGTAACTGTAGCGTCAATATAGGTTACGTTGGTTTCCTGAGATGTGAATTCTAAATCACTTAGTAAAACAGGAAATAGGTCCTTGAATCTAATTTCAATATTTGGTTTCATTACTGAATCTAAAATTGTTAGTGTTCCGTCTGATACATAATTGCTATAGATATCATTAGGAAACAAAGCATTAAGATTTTGTGGTGCAAATTCTTCTGGTCGACCAATTTGATTCATCCAATTATATATTTCTATATAATTTGTCATGTTTTCATCTACTTTAAACCTAACAACAAAGTCATTAAAAACAAGTTTATCAGGATATCTAACTATTTTGAATGGCGTCTGCACTTCCGTATCTTCAACATTAACGCCAGGCACTGTTACAGATATTGCATTGAGAATTGTATTAGGTATCTTATTAATTGACAATTGATAACCTAATGGTGATAAAAAACTTTTTTGAATAGCCATATACTAACCCTTATTTGTTTTTGCAGCTAATTTGTCTGTACGAAAAGCCGACTTCTCTGCTGTTAAAAAAATATTGAACGTATATCTATTTACACTAAGTGAGTTTTTATACAGGTGAAATAAGCTTTTGCCGTTGATAAAAATTGTAGCTCTATTTGGTCGCCAAAAAACTTTATACTGCTTATTGGATTGATCCAGAAGTGTTGTGCCATCTCCTTCAGTTGGACTCAGTGAGACAATGATTGAAAATATCTTGCTGGAGTGATCAATATGTCTATGGTAACAATATCCTGGTTCACATTTAACTAATTCATTGGCCACAAATAGCCCTTTGAGATTGGAAGCAGTATACTCCTTTTCAATACCATTTTGAATTTTTATCAATGAC